ATCAACCGATTGACCGTTGGAAGCAAAGAAGAGTAACCCAGGACTGTGGAAACGCATCGTAGCCAGCGTGAAGGCAAGCTCAAAGGGCGGAGACCCTGGTGAGTGGAGCGCACGTAAGGCTCAACTGGCCGTGCTCAAGTACAAGAAGTCAGGCGGTGGTTACTCGGGGCCTAAGAAGGAGACGAGCCTATCGAAGTGGACAAAGCAGAAATGGACGACCTCCGACGGTAAACCGAGTGAAGGCAAGAAGCGCTACCTACCCCAGGCGGCCTGGGGTGCACTGAGCGCCGCTGAGAAGGCAGCCACCAACAGAGCGAAGGCTCAGGGTAACAAATCAGGCAAGCAGTTCGTGTCTCAGCCTAAGAACATCGCCGCTAAGGTGGCTAAATTCCGTAAGTGATGAAGGCTAACAAGAGGACAGACCTTAAGAGACCTAACGAGGTGATGGTGAAGGCCCCAGCAGGCTACCACTGGATGAGCAAGGGCGGTAGATACTACCTGATGCCCCACCAGGGTAAGTTCGTACCACACCAGGGAGCATCACTTGAGATGCCGTTCAAGGTCATTCGGGAGCATTGATAGACTCCAGACCCTCTAACTTGCGGTAAATCTTCTGCACCAGCAGCCTACCCTTCTGCGATAGGCAGTATCTGGCGCCGTAACCAATCCCATTATCTAACCCAAACAACTGTTTGTCCTCCTCAGTGACGGACTGTCTGCTTATGTAGACATCGATGAGACCCATATTCATCAGCGGTTTGTTGTACATAATCCGCATCTTATTGTCGGATATCGCCGCAAAGTGACTTCTGACGTACATCAGAGTGAAGAACTCAAGGTCATAGACAAAGAGGAGATAGTCTATCTGTGACGGGGTCAGCCCATAGCTCTGCGATATGTCCACCTTGACGTGTCGGAGGTACTTCAGGTAGTTACGGAGTATGTTCTTGGCTGGCAGTATCGCGTACTCACGCATCCTCCTGGTGTTGGCTCCCCTTCTCATATTATATTGTTTCGTAAATTCGTGACAAATTTCATACAAAAATTCATAACAATGGGTCTATCCAAGCAAGAACAGGAGGAGATGTACAAGGAGTTCTCGGACCTCGTGTACGAGATGAACACTCTCATCCTGAAGTATGGCCTTGAGGAGAGCGGTTTCGTGGTTGCGGCCATAGGCTCCGTGAATTACGAAGAACTTGATGAGGACGACGACCCCACGATGGACATCGCCTTTTCAGTCAACGTGGCTGATGAGGAGGAGCTAGACGAAATCGTAGGTCTAATTATCTCAGGATATCAGCATCAGGAGCGTAACGACACCAGCAAGGTAGATTACTGGATTCGACGAGCTGGAGGAGACCCAGATAAAGAATAACACAATGATTAGGAAGATTATCATCGGGCAAAACCCGAAGGATGCCTTGGCGTACGTCGTAGGCAACCCCGCAGGCAACGACGGAGTAATCGTAGCCATCGAGCTCGACGAGCGCACATTCGCCAAGTACGGACGTAAGGACTATACAATCTACATCCAGAACCAGGACGGAACCATTCCGTGGAAGGAAGTAATCGGTATGCCCGTAGTAATCGAAAACGACTGTAAGTTCTAATGAGAGTTCTGCACGAGTTCATCGTAAGGATGCCCAAGAAGTTCAAGGACACCGTCAAGTTCGGGGACACGGAGATATTCCTTGACTCTCGCTTCGACGAGTTCGCCAACAGAATCAGTGAGGCGGAGATTGTGGCCACCCCAGTGAAGTTCCCAACGGGAGCTAAGGAGGGTGACACGCTATACTTCCACCATCACGTGGTGTTGGACAAGCGAGCCGAGATAGATAAGGAGCTATACCGCGTGAAGTTCGACCCAGAGGGCGGCTACGGTTCGCAGGCATACGCCTACAAGGGCGAGGACGGAGCGGTTAAGGTGCTCCCAGGTTGGGTGTTCCTAATCCCAGAGGAGGGCGAGGAGCCAACGTCTGAGTCTGGACTCATCCTATCGATGAAGAAGGAGGTTAAGATGGAAGGCATCGTACGCTTCGATACCCCAGAACTGCTCGAGATGGGTGTGAACGCTGGCGACCGAGTGGGATTCAGCAAGGAATCCGACTATACGATGGAGGTGAACGGTGAGAAGCTCTGGAGGATGACACCTAACGACCTGCTGTATGTCGCGGAGAAAGTCTGAATTCACCACAATCGATGCGGCACAGCGTCTGATGGACTCTATGGAGGTAGCCATCAACAATATGATTGAGGAGATTAAGAAGCCAGTCGACCCCGAAATCAACGGTTCGGCACGCAAGGCGGAGCTCCAGTCAATCAAACAGACCGCCGTGGATGCGCGTGAGCTTCTGCAGGAAAGACAACGTCTAGAGGATATGATACGCAGCCTATCCGAGAGCGGCAGTATGGGTGAGCAGGCTGACTTTTCAGGCGGTTTCGCTGAGAAATACAGGAAGTAATGGCTGGACTCAAGAAGATAGACGGATACAAAGACTTCGTGGTTAACATCTGTCCCGACGGGACGGAAGGGGAAATCATTGAGATATCTGATATCTTCATCCAGCTACCAAAGAAACCGCTCGCCAAGGATATACTGTTCAACGGACTCAAGCGTGAGGAGCAGATGTGGAAGCGTCTACCCGTGCCGCAGGACCTGATACGTATACGCTCTATGGATGAGTGGATGGAGCAACCCAAGGAGTTCCGCATCAAGCACGCTGAGTTTATCGACCAAGAGTTTCACCGCAGACGCAGCGGTGTATGGTTCTACAACAACGGTGTTCCAACATATATCACAGGACACCACTATATGCTACTGCAGTGGAGTCAGATGGACATCGGCTACGCCAGCTATCTGGACTTCCAGCGCAAGCTATACCTCCACTTTGAGGCGTGCAAGCAGGACCCCAGGTGCGTAGGGCAGATATACACTAAGTGTCGACGCTCTGGATATACCAACATCTGTGGTGCGGCACTGGCCGATGAGGGTACGCAGGTATCCAATAAGGTGCTGGGCATTATGTCAAAGACTGGTAAGGACGCACAGGAGAACATCTTTATGAAGAAGCTCCTACCGATGTTCCGAAGCTACCCGTTCTTCTTCAAGCCCATCCAGGACGGTACCACCAACCCGCGCGTGGAGCTAGCGTTCCGTGAACCAGCCAAGCGAATCACCAAGACAAACAAGGTGAGCAATCAGACCGAGGCTCTCGATACGGTGATTAACTGGAAGAACTCGGTGGCCAACGCATACGACGGTGAAAAACTGCACTATCTGTATCTCGATGAGGCTGGCAAGTGGGAGAATCCTCTGGACATCAACGAGGTATGGCGCATCCACCGCACGTGTCTGCTGGTAGGTAAGAAGATTGTCGGCAAGGCGATGGTGGGCTCCACGGTGAACCCGTTGGATAATGGGGGTGCAAATTACAAGAAATTGTATTACGACTCCGACCCCACCAAGCGCAACGAGAACGGTAGGACCAAGTCTGGACTGTATAAGATATTCGTGCCAGCGTACGAGGCCCTTGAGGGCTTCTTCGACGTTTATGGTATGCCGATAATGGACGACCCATCGGAGCCTACGCTAACTATGGACGGTGATGTCATCAGCATCGGTGCTAAGACCTACCTGTCGAACGAGCGCAAGGCGCTGATGCACGACCCGTATGAACTCAACGAGGTAATCAGACAGTTCCCGTGGAGCGAGGAGGAGGCATTCCGAGACTCAACGAAGTCATCGCACTTCAACGTGGGCAAGATATACGAGCAGTTGCAGCATAACAGGGAGATGTACCCAAGCCCAGTCGTAAAGGGTAACTTCGTATGGAAGGACGGTAAGCCCGACAGCGAGGTGCTATGGAACCCAGACTCCAACGGAAGATGGCTAGTGACGTGGCTACCACCCGACGATATCCGAAACAAACGAAAGCAGGAGTTCGGCAAGGTGTTCCCAGCCAACGACCACCTCGGTACTGGCGGTGTCGACTCCTATGACCTCGACAATACGATGGACGGCAGGGGTTCTAAGGGCGCGTGCCACCTGTACAACAAGTTCAATATGAGCTACCCGAGCAATATGTTCGTGGCTGAGTACGCCAACCGCCCGCCGCTAGCTAGAATCTTCTATGAGGACGTGCTGATGGCTGCGGTGTTCTACGGATATCCGCTGCTTATAGAGAACAACAAGTACGGGATAGTACGCTACTTCGAGTCGCGCGGATACGACGGGTATATTATGGACAGACCCGAGCACCTAAAGGCTCCAGGCTCAAGCTCTAACGTGAAGACCAAGGGTATACCGTCCAACTCGCAGGACGTGATACAGGCCCACGCACAGGCAATCGAAGCATTCGTCCACGAGCACGTCGGTATGAACGCGGAGACGGGTGATTACGGCAGGATGTACCTTGATAGGACCCTGGAGGACTGGATTGGATACAGAATTGACGACAGAACAAAGTTTGACTTGACCATCAGTTCGGGGCTGGCGTTGCTTGCCGCACAGAGGGTCAAACAGGAGAGAAAGACGGCGGATATGTCCAGCAAAGTGTTCCTCAGACGCTACAAGGACATAACTCGCTAACCCACAACGTATTATTGGGTATATTTGCACATAAACTGGGGATAAAGAATAGGTATGGAAAGCAATCACAAGCAGGGGAATTTCCCTGACCCGCTAGCATCTCCCGAGGCTAAGGCCGCAAAGTCCTACGGACTGAAGTACGCCAAGGCCATCGAGTCGCAGTGGGGACATACGGACGACCACGGCAGCATCTTTAGGAAGCGCCTGGACGAGTTCGAGCGCTACCGCGACTACGCCAACGGCACACAAGACACGAAGATTTACAAGCAGATACTCAATTCGCTGGACCCGAACAACGGTGACGGCTCACTGCTTAACATCGACTGGTCACCCGTACCCATCATCCCTAAGTTCGTTAAGATTGTCGTAAATAAGATTCTATCTAAGAATCCATACCCCAACGTGGAGGCAATCGACCCGCTAAGCATTACCGAGAAGGAGCGCAAGAAGGCCGAGCTTAAGTTCAACGTGGAGAACAAGGAGATGCTCCAGCAGGCTAAGATGGCAGGCATCGAGGTAGGCGCTGAGATTGAGAAGATTCCCGACACCCCTGAGGAGGCGGAGATTTTCCTTGAGTCTAACATCAAGACAAACGCTGAGATTGCGGCTCAGATTGCTGCTAACCTCACCCTCGAGTGGAACGAATACAATCACACCGTACACCGTCGTGCCGTTACGGACCTCGTGAGCGTGGGTATGGGCGTTACGAAGAATGACTATGACCCCAACTATGGACTAGTTACAAAGTACGTCGACCCAGCATACTTCATTCACTCGTACACCGAGGACCCTCTGATGAATGACCTCACATACGCAGGTCACATCAAGCGCATTACTATCTCTGAGCTCAAGCGCTTAGCTGGCGACGACTTCACCGAGGAGGAGTACCGTCAGATGGCTACCAACGTGCAGAATAAGTACGCCAACGACCCCAACAAGCTGTCGCATTCATACTACGACAGAAACCTCCAGCGCACCATCTTCGGTTACGACGAGTACATCGTTGAGGTTATGGACTTCGAGTTCCTATCGGTTGACGATGTGTTCTACGAGTCTAAGGAGTCTCGCTTCGGAAACGTAGGATTCTACTACAAGGGTATGATGTATCAGCCACCCAAGGAATCCGTGTTCGACCGCAAGCCCATCCGTATGTCATTCGTTACGCTCTACGGAGGTAGCTACATTGTGGGTACAAACAAACTCTACGGATACGGCCTGAAGAACAACCAGCCGAGAAACATCCACGATATCACCAGAACTCGCCTGTCGTACAGCGCCGTAGCGGTGAATATGCGTCGGATGATTCCTAAGTCTATGGTTAGCGGCATCGTGGGATTCGCAGACCAGCTTCAGATTACACACCTGAAGATTCAGCAATCCATCGCCAAGGCTAAGCCTGACGGACTCATCATCGACATCGAAGGTCTTGAGAACGTACAACTCGGACAGGGAGGCGAACTCCAACCGCTCGAAATCCAAGATATCTACGAGCAGACTGGTATCTTCTACTACCGCTCTAAGAACCCAGAGGGAGGATTCCAGAACCCACCGATTCGCGAGATTGGCAACGCCATTCGCAACATCGAGGCGTACGTAAATACGTACAACCACTACCTGCGTATGATTCGCGACGCTACGGGAATCAACGAGGTTGTCGACGCATCAACTCCCAAGGGAGACGCACTGGTGGGCGTACGTCAGCAGGCTATCGAGGCTTCAAACAACGCCACGTACGACATCACCCACGCGTCTATGATGCTCTACAAGAAGGTTGTCGAGTACATCGTTAAGTGCGTACAGATTATGCCGCCACAGTCGGTAATCTACCGCGTGTACGAGAACGCCATCGGTAAGTCTAATATGGACGTACTCGCATCGTTTAAGGACCTGCCTATGTACAACTTCGGTGTACGTGTGGTTCCTGAGATGTCCGATATGGACAAGGCATACCTCGAGGCTAACATCCAGCAATCGCTCGCTCAGGGTGAGATTGACCTGGAGGACGCTATGGCAATCCGCCGCCTTAAGGATGTGGACCAAGCCGAGCAGCTCCTAGTAGTCCGACGTAAGAAGCGTATCAAGCAGAAGCAGGACATCGCGGCTCAGAACAGCCAGATGCAGGCTCAGATGAATCAGCAGACGGCGCAAGCGTCGGCACAGGCTGAGGCTCAGACCGAGCAAGTAAAGTCATCACTCGAGCTTGAGAAGATTAAGATGGAGGCTCAAATTAAACTTGAACTACTCAAGGCCGAGTATGCACTCAAGATTGATTTGGCTAAGGCAGAAGCTGCGGCGCGTATGGAGGTCAATCAGGAAGACAGAAACTTCAGGATGGACGTAGAGAGCAAGCGTGAGCAAGCCAAGGACGAACGCGTGAAGAAACAAGCGGTTGAGCAGTCT